CACTACACCCATTGACATCAGCAATAAGTCTAATGGCGATAGCGTTTCATTGATGGATGGCGAAGGTGCTGGGAAGCAATTGCAATATGCTTGTGAATTTGTATACAACACAGGTGCAACTTTCCAGACTATCAGCAATGATGCACATAACAACACCATGGATACGTATACAATTACCATTCCCTCTGGCGGAACAACTGACGAGTCATACACAGCTCTAATGATGCCAACGGGTTTGAGTGTTGCTGTTCCATATGGTGATAAGATGACCTCAAGCGTGACATTCTTGTCAAGCGGTGTTGTAACTCACGTCCCGTATGTAGCGTAGTATATGATAAAGCTTTGCTATAAAGAGTATGAGTATAAAATAACGTTGGGCGCGTGCAAGTATTTTTACGAGCAGACAGGTAAGGACTTACAGCATAGTTTGCTGCTTTACATTGAAGCTTGTGACACTTCGCGCGATATGGCTAATATATCTAGGTTGCGGTTATTCCATGGCTTGTTAAGTGCCAGTGATGCGTCTTATCTTTTCTACTCTGTTATCAAACAGGTTGGGGGAGGTGCTTCGTTAGAGGAAATACAAGACGCAATGCACAGGGTTAGCTGGATGCCTACAGAGTCAGAAGACGGACTGTGTGAGCCTTGGCCTTTGGTCATGCTAGGCCTAGCCACAGATGCAAACGTTTACTTTTCTGAAATAGCTAAAAAAAAAGTGGATTCCTAGGGCAACAAAACGTAGCCCTTGAACCATTTGTTTTTGATTATTGGGCATGGTTTGAATATGCAGTTAACCATCTAAAAATCCAGCCTTCAGAATCTTGGGGGTTGGATATTGTAGAAATAAATAAACTTACATCATCATCGGTTAATAAAGATATTGATTTAAGCGTAATGCTTAATTTTGAGCGCATAAAAAACGGGGCGGATAGGTCATGGCTTCAGAAGAGTTAATTGTTAAGCTAGATGCTAGAACAGCCAAACTTGATGCTAAGTTAAAAGCAACAGAACAAAAAATGATTTCACTTGACGGTAAAGTCAAGAAGACCGACCGAAGCATGGTTTCATTTTCACGAGTTGCATCAGGTGTAGGCAAAGGATTAGGAACTGTAACCAGTTTGGCTAAAAAAGCCGCAGCCGCATTTGTTGTAATTAAAGGCGCAATGACAGCAGCCGCTTTAGCATCAGCACGTCACGCCAAAGAAATAAAAAATAACTCTGCTCTGATGAAAATGTCTGTGGAAGATAGCCAAGCATTAGCAAGTGCTACACAAACAGTTGGCATTGATATAAACAAGCTAGGCGATATATCCAAAGACACAAGTGAGAAGATTGGTCAGTTCTTGACAATGGGCGGCGGTGGCTTTGAAGACTTCGGTGACGCCATGGGGTATACAAAAGAACAGGCTTTAGCCGCTGCGCGGTCATTTAAGGGTATGGCAGGCCCAGACGTTTTACAATCTATGGTTACTCAAATGGAAGCCGCTGGCCTTAATGCGGAGCAGATGAGCTTCGCACTTGAAGGTATGGCTAGTGATACAACAAAGCTGTTACCACTGTTAAAAGACGGCGGCGCGGCAATGAATAAATTGAAAGATGATTTTAGAGCCACTGCGGTTGTGCTTACTGAGACTGATATTCAAAAGCTTGGTGATATGTCTATTAAGTTTGAAGAGCTTGGTAACACGTTTGACGGCACAATGGGTAAGTTTAGTGTTCAGTATGCAGACCAGATAAACAGCATTATAGCGTCTACTCAAGAAGGTTTAAAGATTGTCGGTGATGAGTTTGGAAGCGGTGCATTTACCGACAGAATGAATTCATTTTATGATGCGTTTGCAGACTCATGGGCTGCTGCCATGGGCGATAATATAGATGTCTTTGATGATTTTAGTGGTGACGCTGGTGAGGTCATAAGTTCACTTGCTGCATTATGGTTAGATACCGTTTTGACAATGCCCATTAATTTTGCTCTAGCAGGTAGCCATATAAAAGAAATATTTATGGATATCCTAGACTCAGTTAAAATGGCACTAGGTGAAGCAAACTTATTAATACAGGAGGGGTTGTCTTTTGTAGGTTTGGACTCTGATGTTGAAGGTGCACAAGCATTATTAGATTCAATTAATATAGAGAATGATGCACGTGACGAAGCGCACGACTTAGAGATAGCAAGAATGGAGGCTGAAAAGTCAGCCATACTAGAAAAGTTCCATCTAGAGCAAGAGCTAGCAACCGCCAAGCGTGAGCAATATGGTAAGGATTCAGAGGAGCGGTTAAAAGCCATAGAAGCTGAAGACCGAGCCGAAAGAAAGCGCGTTGCAGGTAAAAAGAAAGGTCACGGACTAGAAACAAAATCCAGTGCAGAACAAATGGCAGCCGAAGAAAAAGGCAAAAAGGATTTAACTAAGAACGCTCAAGTCTTAAACGAGATATTATTTAACGATAACAAAGCTATTGGAGCAGGAATAATAGTTGCTGAGACAGCTCAGAACGTTGTTACATCTGTGAAAAACAGTGGCGGTATACCTTGGGGCTTACCCGCTGGTGCAGCAGCGGCAGCTATGGGTATATCTCAGTTAGCAGCATTAAAAGGTTCATCCAAAGGTGGCGGCTCTATTCAGGCGGGTAGCGTTTCTGTTCCATCACCACAAAAGCCAGACTTTCAACCTGAATCATCATCCTTAGAATTCACAGATACAACCGACACCGGACAATCAACATTTAATCTAACCGTCCCTGACGGTGATGAGATAGGTGAAGCGATAGCAAACTGGTTAAGTAAAGCACAGAACGAGGGGCGCGTATAATGATAGTCACAACAAGCAATAAATTAATAGGCGTTGTCCCAGTTATACAACAAGACCAAGGGCCAGGCGAAGTACCTGCGAACATAACCAACCCAGACCACTCGTTAACATATACAAGCGGAACAGCGGCTAGTGAGTTTTGGGTGTCGTTTGGCGCTCAGACTGATATCAGCTATCTTGCCATATCTGGACACAACTCAGCGTTAACCAATGACGGAATAATTGAGGTGTACAACGGTGCAACATCAGTTGCAGGCATAACCCTTTCACGCAACCATAATTTAATGTTTACGTTTGACCTGCAAGACTTTACTGATTTGTGGGTAAGGTTTGCCATAACACCGAATAACCAGCCTACAACTGTCAGCTTTATCGCTGCTGGTACTTACTTAGTAATCCCAAGAGGTGAGCAGTCTGGGTATTCTAGACAGTGGTTAGAGCGTCAGACAACCTCACAGACCAGTACTAACTTACTATCTGCACCAACGGGCGTGACGCAAAAACGTATGGCCTTAAAAGGTAATCTGTCAATACCCAATCAAACTAGAGATTTTATAGAAACACAATGGCAAACGTTTATTGACTTTAGTTTTGAACAACCGTTCTTTATTAAAGAAGTTGACGGCGAAGCCCAGACAACTTACATCTGTTATAATCCAAAGCATAAGATAACGGCGCACCAACTTAATAGAGGGTTGGTTAACGCTTCAGTGCAATTTAACTCATATAACGGGCTTTAATAAATGGCGTCTTTTATTTCAACACAATCACAGTTTACCCAAGAGCATTTTGAGGTATTAGAGATTGATTTGCCGGTCATCACTGGCACTTGTACTGTTGGTGGCTCAAACGGTTTTGGTACACCGCTAACATGTGACCAAGCTTGGACTAGTGAATATAAAACATACAAGTTTACCAATCAAAACGCACCTCTGTTAGCTGGCGTAAACATTTACCGAAGCATTACAAGCATCAAAGAAAACACAACAGAACTTAAACCTGGTAATGGTTTATCTGCGCGTGGCTCTATGTCTATATCATTAACTGATTTCATAGGCGACCCGAATGAAGGTACAGCAGGTGTAACTAGTGAAGTTATAAAGCAGGGGACTTTTTTAGGTAAGTTGGGCGCTCGCCAAATCATGGCAAACAAAAGGGTAAGGCTTAAACTTTATCGCGTTGAGGCTGACGGCACAATTGATTTGGCTGGCGGTGCAGAGACTCATTATTATATCACTGAGTCGTTTAAATCAAACGACAACGGCACATGGTCGCTACAATGCAAAGATGTCTTGTCGTTAGCTAACTTGAGTGAAAAGACTTGGCCTCCTACCGCTGAGGGCTTCTTGCGTCAAGATATTGACGATGCTGTGACAGTCATACCAGTTGACGCGCAAGTTGATTATAGTACAGCATTTGCGGTTAGAATTGGTGATGAGCATATGCGAGTTATCAGCTTTGATAACACCACACCATCAGCGCCGTTTCTAAATGTGGCTGCTAGGGGTTCGTTTATTACAGCACCCGTTTCAGGTGTTAGATTAACCACTACAAACGCAGATGACCATAGCGGCGGTGATGAGGTTTTCATATGCGACTTATCTGATAATGAGTCTATTGATTCATTATTGACGCGCATATTAGTTGCGTCTGATTTTGATGCAGCGTTAATACCATCAGCAGATTGGGCGGCGGAAGTTTTAGAGTGGCACGCACTAGATAAAATCAACACGCTACACAGTGAAGCTCAAGACGTTAACGACATTTTAAGCTCGATACTAACAGGCTTCTTAATGGACATGTGGTTTGACCAAGTTGACAACGAGGCCAAGCTATCAGCTATCAGCGTGTGGAAACAATCAACAGCGGCTTTAACTGAAGGGCGCGAGATTGATGCCTATACGCTTAAAGATACTGCGGTTGATTCACTTAGAGCCAGTCGTGCGTTAGTTGTTTATGATAAAAAGAATTTAT